CTAATTTTAAAAAGTACTCAAAGTACATAGCAATTAAAAATAGACTTGAGATACTAGAAAGTTCCAAGAATATTATACAAGAAGAAAAGAATAGAAAAAAACAAATAAAAACTGATAGATATGGCAACATTACTAGAGGTATGGAAGAAGAAAGGAAAGATTCTTGAGGGTATCAAGAACTCATTTTTTAAAGACAAACATGTGGAAGAAGTTGCGGCAGCTAGGGATAAAATATGCCAAGAATGCCCTAATATTGACAGAAGCGGTGACAAGTGTTTTGCTCCCGGAACTCAACCCTGCTGTGGCGTATGCGGTTGTTCACTCCAGTTTTTACAACGGTCTTTATCATCTGAATGTGAGGCGGGCAAATGGAAAGCTGTACTTACTGAAGAGGAGGAAGAGGCGCTTAATAAAAACCTTGAAGAAAATGCCGGTTAAATTTTTACCTAGTGAGCATAAATATATTAGTGTTGATCCATCAGAAAATATAAAATGGACCAGCGTAACAAGTGTAATATCTAACTATAAAGAGCATTTTGATGCAGATACTATTGCAGAAAAATCTTCCAGGAATAAAAAAAGCAAATGGTATGGGATGTCTCCTGAAGATATAAAGAATGCCTGGAAGGCAGAGTCAGATAGAGCAATTACTCTTGGCACATGGTATCATAATCAAAGAGAGTCTGATGTATTAGGTTGCTCTACTATTAATAGAGAAGGACTTGATCTTAAAATTATAAAGTCTGTAGAGATAGATGGTGTTAAAACTGCACCTAATCAAAAGCTAGATAATGGTATCTACCCTGAGCATTTTGTTTATCTTAAATCAGCAGGTATTTGCGGACAATCAGATAGAGTAGAGGTAGTTAACGGCAGAGTAGACATATATGACTATAAGACAAATAAAGAAATCAAAAAGGAATCGTACAAAAACTGGGAAGGAATATCTAAAAAAATGCTTCATCCAGTATCTCATCTTGATGATTGTAACTATAATCATTATGCTCTTCAGCTTAGTCTATACATGTACATCATCCTAAAGCATAATCCTAAGTTGAGGCCAGGTAAACTTATACTAGATCATGTAATATTTGAAGATGATGGTATTGATAACAAGGGTAATAAAATCCATAGACTTGATTTAGAAGGTCATCCTATTATTAAAAATATTGAGAGATATGAGTTACCTTATTTAAAGACAGAAGTTATTGCTGTTATTAATGATATGAAAAAATGATTGTTCAGCTTAATCCTATGATTCCCATCAAAAGAGTTTCAGATGACATGGAAGGCTATGCTTTTCTAGTTATTGACTACAGTCAAGAACATGATCTCCTTTTTACTTGTGCAATGGATGATGGAGAAATCTGGACACTAAATAATAAAGAACTAAGATTCTGTAAAAATGTAAGCCTAGACAGAAAATGATTGTAAGACTATTTGATATACAAAACAATGTTGTAGTTCCAACCGAACACTGCTATACTCTTGCGACTTTAAAGAAAATAATGGATAATCATCCGGATGACTATTTAAAGATCTACCAGTATTTGTTTTATATGACATGCCCTAATCCAGATATTAATCCTTTTTTTAATGTATCTGAGTTAGATAAAGAAGAAATTATACTCCAAGAAATAGACGCTGATTTTTCTACTGATGATCCGGACATAACTGGTGCCCTAAAGTTTTGTTCAGATATGTATGAAACTCCTACTTCTAGAGCCTATAAAGGAATTAAGCAAATGCTTGATAGACTTGGTAGGTACATGGAAACAACTGAAATAACTCATGGTCGTGATGGAAATATTAATTCTTTAGTAAATGCAGCAGCAAAATACCAACAAATCCGCGAGAGCTACAAAGGTGCCTTTAAAGACCTCCAGGACGAACAGAAAAGTCAAGTCAGAGGAGGTCAAGGACTTGCCTATGACCAGCTATAATGGAAAGTTTTTTTCAATTAATCTAGATATATACAATGCTGATTTATTTGTCAGTGTTAATCAGGATAATGAAGATATAGTATTAGCTCTTGTAGAAAACGGGATTGTACCATCATTAGAAAGTCCTCTTCTTCAGATGTATATGGATCCTTTTATGAATATAAAAGTTACAAGTTTAGCAACTACTGCTCTTTATGATAATGGAGTTATAGGAATTAAAATTAAGCAATTCTATCTTGATGATAATGGTGATATGGCAACTCTTGTTCATGAATTATCACATGCTGTAATGTATACCTTTGATAGAATTGGTATGCCACATAATGCGGATACTGATGAAGCCTACAGTTACCTTCTTGGATTTTTAGTAAAGAAGTTCTTTGAGAATATGAGATAACCGCTATCTTTATAGTATGGGCAAAACAAACATTGAAAAGACACCTCCTAAAGGAGATATCAAGTTCTCAATTACTCTATCAGAGGAGCAGAAGAAAGCTAAGGAGCTCATTATCAGCAAACCATATAATTTTTTAATAGGTTTTGCGGGTAGCGGTAAAACACTTGTAGCAGTACAAATAGCTCTTGACCTTTACTTTAAAAGAAGAGTAAACAAGATTATTATAACTAGACCTACCGTCTCCACCGAGGACAACGGATTCTTACCCGGATCAGAAAAGGAAAAGATGGAACCCTGGTTAGTACCTATCAAGTCTAATATGAGAAAGGTCTATGATAAAATAGACATCCTAAACAAAATGGAAGAGGACGGCGCCATAGAACTTGTATCTCTTAGCCATTTCCGAGGTAGAACATTTGAAGATGCGGTATGTATTGTAGATGAGTTTCAAAACTTAACCAAAGCTCAGCTCCAGATGTGCGTAGGAAGATTGGGTAAAAACTCTATTATGATCTTTACGGGAGACGTACAGCAGATAGATTTAAAATACAAGAATGATTCTGCTATACATGAGATCCCTAAAGTAGAAAAATCAGAGTTTGTAAATAAGATTGTTCTTACAGAAAATCATAGGCATGAAGCTCTAAATGAAATACTTAGACTACTAAATGAGTACTGAAATCTACGAACATATACCTACCTATGAAAATGGAGAGTGGACCTACACAGACTTTGAAAGTAGAAAAGATTTCTATGACTTCTGCAAATCAATCTTTAGAGAACCAGGAGAATATGGATTTGACGAAGTATCTAAAATGTTTAATGAACAGGCACGACTGTTTAATAAAAATGGAATTTACTGCACAGCACCCGCAGGTACTAAAGACTTTATAAAATACTGGGATACCGAAAAGGAAAAATGTAGAAAAGGAGTAATCATTAGGTCAGGTACCAATTCTTGGTATATTACCCGTGACTACTACATGTGGTTAAACTTCCTTCCAATCTTTAATAAGGAAACACAGAAATATGGTTTTGCTGATGTAAGAGATGCTCAGTACCATATGGCTCTCTATGAGATACTAGCAGAACTAGATTATAAGCACTGCGCTATTCTTAAAAAACGTCAGATTGCCAGTTCATACTTTCACTGCGGCAAATTAATAAACCAGATATGGTTTGAGGAAGGGGTTACTCTAAAGATGGGAGCTAGTCTCAAGGACTATATTAATGAAAAGGGTAGCTGGAAATTCTTAAATGAATATGAGTCATTCCTAAATAAACATACTGCTTGGTATCGTCCTATGAACCCTAACAAAACAATGTTCTGGCAGCAGAAGATTGAGATTGTAAACTTTGTTGGAGGGCATAAAAGAAAAAGTGAGATAGGTCTTAAGGGTGTTATCCAGGCAATGTCTTTTGAGAAAAGCCCAACTACGGGTGTGGGTGGTCCTACTAAATACTTCTTTCATGAAGAAGCTGGTATTGCCCCTAAGATGAATCAGACATATGAATATCTAAGACCTGCTCTTAGATCAGGTATGATTACTACAGGTACATTTATAGCCGCTGGTTCTGTCGGCGATCTTAGTCAATGTGAGCCATTAAAAAAGCTCATTATGCATCCTGAAGCTAATGATATATATCCGGTTCATTCAGATATTATAGATGCTAAAGGTACAATCGGTACAACAGGATTATTTATACCTGAGCAATGGTCAATGCCACCATATGTTGACAAATTTGGAAACTCCCAAGTTAAAGAAGCCCTCGAGGCTTTAGATGAGCTATTTGCTAAATGGAAAAAGGAACTTGACCCACAGGAATATCAGCTCCGTATTTCACAGCATCCTAGAAATGTAAAAGAGGCATTTGACTTTAGAACTATATCTTTATTTCCAAGTCATCTAGTAACAGCTCAAGCACAAAGAATAGAAGAAAAAGAATACCCATATGAGTTTATAGATCTGCATAGAAATGAGAGAAATGAGATAGAGGCTGATGTAACTAATAAACTCCCGATTATGGAGTTTCCGGTTACAAAAAAAACAGAGGATAAAACAGGTACTATTGTAGTCTGGGAACGTCCTGAAAAGAACGCTGAGTTTGGAATGTATTATGCCTCTGTTGACCCCGTAGGTGAAGGTAAAACAACAACCTCAGAATCACTATGCTCTATCTACATTTATAAAACTGCAGTAGAGGTAACAAAAAATAATGGATCTGAAATACAGACGTACATTGAATCTGACAAAATAGTAGCTGCTTGGTGCGGCAGATTTGATGACATCAATAAAACACATGAGAGACTAGAGCTCATAATTGAGTGGTATAATGCCTGGACTATTGTAGAAAATAACATATCACAGTTTATTAACTACATGATTTATAGGAAGAAACAGAAGTATCTAGTTCCCAGGTCCCAGATCCTTTTCCTAAAAGATATAGGCGCTAATGCTAATGTTTACCAAGAGTATGGTTGGAGAAATACAGGTACATTATTTAGAAGCCATATGCTTAGTTATGCCATCGAGTTCTTAACAGAAGAGTTAGATACAGAAACAAAACAAGATGGTACAGTTGTAAGAGTAAA